TCTAGGCCAAAAGCTACGCGTCCTTGCCTTCTAATAATACTAGTACGATCGTCGCCAAAGCGCGCGGGGTCGCAGCCGATAATTAGAGGTCCTACTTTTTCTGCTAAAGCTTTTCTTGATTTCATCACGAGATCTGAGGGAATAAAAGAATCTTCGCCAGTGAGTTGGAAAGCTTCATTTGAATTGCATGGGTATTCTTGTTTAAAAGCCTTAGTGCCGTCTACACCATTAATAGAAAGGTCTACTATTTTATAACGTCGCCATGCTATTTGCTCATTAGTAAGCTCATATTGAACTTTTAGCTCTTCTTCGTCCTCTGTTAAAGAAAAATCATCGCTAACGCTTCTTTTATATTCTTCTTGCCAGAACCAGGGAACGAATATCGGAATAAAATCAGAAATCCCCGCTTCTGCCTTTTGCCATTGCTGATGAAAAAAGTTACCTATCCCGTTGGCCGTGGACTCTAAAATTATTTCAGTGCCGGGTAAATCCGGGATGGCCTGAAAGATGCCTAGCGCATGTTCGGCGGCATTAGGCCAAAAGCCGCATTCGCTGCCATGAAACAATTGTATTGTGCTAGAACGGCCCACTGTTTTATTTTCAGCGGTTCCAATTTTATAGCCAGAATCAAGTCCCCCAAAGATTAGTTCTTTAACGTTTTGGGTAGTAACTTCGGGTTGAACTAGGCTAGGAGTATATTTATAAAAACGCTGGGCCATTTTAAATAGATTGTCTGTGGCTTCGTTCAAATGCGTTAATATAAAGCAGTGGATCCCGAAATTATGTGTAGTTAGGTGATAAAACCTGCCTCCCACATATGACGAACAGCCTTGTTGACGACCTTTTAATATTAATGCTCTTACTTTGCCCGTTTGGCCTTTTTGTTTTTCTAAACATTCGTGAATATATCTTTGCGCCTTATTTAATTCAAAAGGCAAAATATCTCCTTGCTTAGTTCTTATTTTTAGGCAAGTTTTGGCATAATGAGGAAAATTGTTTTTAAGATAATTTCGTATATAAATTTCATCATTTGTCATTTTTAATAAATCAAATTGCGTGAGGTGGTTCTGGAATAGGCATCAATAATTTAAGGGCGTCCTCATGCCTTATAGTTCCTGATACTTCATTTTGAACTTTATCGCCATAAACTTTAGGCATTAATTTACAGGCAAGCCATTTACGTGAATCTACTCGTAGTCGAGATCTGGCGCAATATTCTGAATTAAATTTAGGGCCGTCTGGGGTATCTATGATATCAAAAGAAGAATCGTCGCTTATTTCGAGGATTTCTTCGGCAAGCAAATCCGCTTGGATTTGTTTGGCGTGCGCGTACTGATCAGCAAACTCGGGATGATCAAGGCGCCATTCGTATATAACGGTATGGCTAGGTAAATCAGGGTTTAATCTACAAAGTTTATGTAGGCCCATAGTAGAAGTGGCAATAAGCCTACAAACTTTTTTGCCTAATTCAAGATTATATATTGGCGGTCTACCATTTTTTTTGGGCGCGATTTCTTTTAAAGCTTTATTTGTCTTTTTTGGCTTTTTTTCCTTTGTCATCGTTTAAGGCTTCCTTTTCCTGGATTGATGGCGCATCCTTGGCCAATCCTTGGTTTATTTCGATGGTTTTGAGGGTAGTATTTAGTCCATCAGCCACAATTTCAACGTCTTCGCTGATTTTGGCAACTCGAGTTAAAACCTTTTCAACTAAGCCAACACCATTACAGCCATGGCATTTGGTCATTAACATACCCATACCTAAAATTTGCTTAGTTCCTTGACATATAGCACAACGTAGCATTTTTTTAAACCTCAAATTAATTGAAACTAAAGAAATACTAGGTCAAATGTGGTAAAAATTCCAATAAAGGAAAGTAATACTATAATCGATAAATGGAAGCCTATATAATTTCAATTCTATTATTTTTAATATTTCTATATTCAATAGGTCTATTCTATACCTATCGAGGCTGGAAGTATGAGAAAACCTTTAAAATAAAAAATTTAGTTAGAAAGCAAGCGACCTATAATACTTGAAATATCCATCCCCCAAGACTAACTTAAAATTATCATTAACTTAAAACAAGGATGTTTATTTATGAAAATGTTATTAATTTTTATAGCGGGCTTTATATTCTGCTTATCACCAAATAGTAGAGCTGAAAATCAGCCTTATGTTGGCATCAATGGGCAATTAATGGGATCTACCTTAAAAGCCCACAATAACCCCCCCACAGAAAATAAAATATTTGTTAAAACCGTTTTAACTAAGAATTTTTATTTAGGTCACGAAATTAATGATTATCTATCTTCTGAAGTGGGATTCCACCATTTTGAAGCCCGTCAGACTGGAATTAAACATAATGCCCGCGGGGTTCATGGTACAATGGTTGTAAGAAATAGGCTTAACGAAACTGGTCTTTTACATGGCTATGCCGGGATAGGATTGGTTCATTTAAGACATTGTTTAATGAGTCCAAAATATGAGGCCAATTTTGCAAGGGCAGTAGCACGGGCAATAGCAGGGATTGAGATGGACTTAAACGAATGGTCGGCTTTAAGAACCGGGGCAGTTTGGCATAATTCAAAAAAATTAAGCCGAAAACCAGAAAAGTTTAACGACTCATATTCTTTTTCTTGCGGAGTTCATTTTTATTTTTAATGGGTTATGCTTCCTGGTTTGGGCGCATTAGATCTCGTTCTCCCTGTGCGCCCATTTTTTTTATAATTTTTCAATGCCGATTTCAAAATAACGTTTGTCATAAAAGATATAAATTCTACAAGCTCAACTACAGAATCATCATAATTAGTTTCTTCTTCTTTCATTTTTAAAAGCAAAATGCATTCTGTTTGAAATAGCTGAGATAAAACACCTATTCTTATTTCAAATTCAGGACATTTTTTAACAAAAATGTCTGCTATTTCTAAAGCAATCCTCTTTATTTTGTTTTCAACTTCTTCGGTAATAATGTCATCAATCATTTTCTTTCTCAATTTTACCCCATTTTCTTATTGCTAGCAAAGCGTCACCATAAGAATTAAATTTTCGGTTTAATTTCTTTTCTATTTCAGTTTTATGCCAAAATTGATATGAAAAATCAGAAAACCAAACACTTTCGATCCCAGTTAAATAAAATTTACCAGGCTCATTTTCTTTTGTTTCATCAATTTCAAAGTCAGTCATTTTATAATCCAAAAATTATCTAAACCAGGCCGATAAAAAAGAAAATGACATTGCTGCGCCGATTACTCTCATCCAAAACAAATCAGAATCAATCTTTTTTAAACGCACATCCATATTTTCTACCGCTTTATCAAAGCGAGCGTTAGAATTTTCCAATGAAATAACAAAATGATCTCCCAGCGCCCCCAACTGATGAGCCTGTATTTTTGCCTGTGCTTCGGGTACTCCCTTTTCTACCAATTCCTCAAACAAAGTTAATGTATCTTTATATACTGTGCTCATTTTAACCTCCTATAATTTCGTCAGAAGCTTCGGTTTTATTTTTATTCAACATTTGGTTTATTTCCAAGTCGGCCCCTTTCTTATTTTTAGCTACCTTCTTTTGTAAAAGCCTCACAGCTTCTTGGTATTTATCTTGCGTCATTTCGTTTAGCGCCCCCACGTTCAAATAATTACAAAAGTTTTCTTCATTGGTACCTGATTCTACCAGCAGTTCATTTATAATAGACAACTGACTTTCATCTATAGATTCTGAAACTACATAGCCCTCAATTGTTTCACCTACGTTACTATAGTCTACTCGCTCCCGCGGTAAGTCCTCGGCTTCCTCTCGAATCAAAATTCCGCGTAGCAAGTCTGGGAAAGCATCCCGCAACGCAAAACCCCTAGCCCTCATCTGAAGCATCCGCCTAGGGTACATTGTCCAAGGCCCTTCCTTACCCCATAGGCGCGCGAGCTTAGTGTCTGCCTCTGAAAAGGTCTGGGTGAACTCTGGCTCATTCCTTCGTTTAACCCGACACACGTAAGTTTTGGTATCGGGTAGATATTCTTCCTTTATGTATTCAAATTCAGGGCTTTGACGACATACCGCTAGGACCGCATCACCCCAGAGACTTGGACGTCCGTTGATAACGGCTATGTTCTGTAGCGCTTGCATAGGCTTTAGTCCTAGTTCTTGCCCCATCTGTAGGGCTATGACTATGTCTCCTGGTCTTCCTGACATTCCTTTAGGACAAAAAGAAGACTTGGCGATAAGCTCGGCACACTGTAAGGCCCCCTCTAATGAAGAGACCTGCATAAATCCTGAGTTATGAGTTGTTAGGCGCGTATCGTTTCCTGGTTCTCTATCTCTACTAATCATTTTATATACTCCTTAGGTTTGGGTACATTGTAGCATATGTTCATATGAAAATATATTCATATGCTTATATATCATTTTTATCGGCTGCCCATTTTGGCAAACTTAATAACTGAAATAAATTTTCTTCGGATGCCTCGTAACCGGGCCAGTTATTAGCCTTTAAGCACTCGCTGTAAAGATTTGCGCCGTCCATATATTCCTTGTGACCTTGTTGTAAAGCTGCTTCATCTAGCGTAAAACAAGCGGTCAAATAAGGTGCTTTCTTTTCGATAACGAAGAGTCCAAAAGCACGCTTTTTGTTATCAAATTGCTTTAAGCCGTCTAGCTGCATTGCTGCTTGACGATGATAGCCGTATTGATAGATAGAGCGTTGAAAAACCTGTATTGAGTCGGTTGTTTTAACGTCTACAACTAACACATCGTTATAAATATCTGGTCTCGCTCTTAAACGGGTATTGAATAAACCTGCATCCCAATAAATTGAATTTTCAACTTTGCCCCCTTCTAAGTGTTTCCAGATAGGGTGAGCCTTGGCAGCTTTTGCCATTTCTTGGATATCGAACCAATCGCCAGCGCGGATCACTTCTCGCCCATTCGCTTCCTTTTCGGCCTCTTGGTATTTTTCTTTACCAATTTTGGTAGTTAAGTTAACTTCTTCTTCCATTGCGAAGAATGTTTTATGAAAGTTATCAGGCTCTAAAATAAGCATGTGTAATGCTTGACCAAGCTTAAATTTTTCTTTTTGCCTTTTGTCTTGCTTAGAAATTTCTGCCCCGTGACCCATATATTCATACCAATACCTCTTTGGGCAATCTAAAATTAGATTGATTCCGCTCGCGCTGATCCCTTCTGAATCATGATATTGTTCTATGCTAATGTCTGTGTATATTCCTGGTTTCATCATCGTATATTCCCCATTGAGTTTTTTAACGTTTTGTGTAATCATGATCCAAATGTACACCAATCGTACGCCACAGTCAACAGGAAAATTATGAAATGAGAAAAAAAGTTCAAAATCCTCGTGCAGATGCCCGCATCTCACACGAGGTTCATGATAAGTTAATTAAGATAGCCAAGCGAAAAGGGATCGATAAATCCGAATTAGTTAGAATTTGGATACTGGAAAAAATAGAGGAAGACGAGCGAAAAGAAAAAAGGTAACATTGCTTACGAAAAAAGAGGAAAAATCATGGATGATGAAAAACAAAATATTCAATATGTTTTTAAGCTTGAATTATTGAAAGAAAAAAGGCTTCATTTTTTCTCTTTTATTATATATTTTATTTGTTTTCTAACCATCTCCGGCATAACCATAAAAAATTTATGTACGATAACTTCATTTATTAACAGCTTCGTTTCTGGAATTTTTTTTTCTATAGCCATATTAAGTTTAAGCAAATTTATTCAATGCTTTAAAGAAGTTAAAAGGGAGTAATTTAAATGGATTTATTTTTGTTTATGTTAAAAATGTGGTGCGGTATCTTGGGCGTAATAATATCAGCAGCAACATTAATTGGAATTATATATTTATTTTATAATTATGTGATTCAAAAAATATTCGAGACCGCAAAAAGCCGCGCAGATAAAACCAACTAAAATCAAAAATTTAGTTATAGAACATATTTGGCTAGCCACTTCTTCAAAATCATTACCAGAAATCACGATGCCCCCTTATCCCTATATTTTTCAATAAGCCTTTCCAATTGGTCCCGGTGAGCGCCAAGGTAAGCTTTAATGAATGCGACCAATACTGAAGCCATACTTTCCTCACGAAGCGCTGTAACAGCCTTAAATTCATCTTTAAGTTCCCTGTCCACATTAAGCGGCAATCTCACTTTTTTAGTTACTATCTTCATTGGTACAAATGTACCTTATAATTCAAACAAAATAAATATAGATCGCCCATAGACAAATAAGCAGCTCAGTTGATAAATGCAAATTTAAGAAAGGTGATTTAATTAGTTTCGCCGTCCTTGGCGACAAGAATTCATCCCTATTGATTAAAAATAGGTTTAGCCAAGGAATAGCGCCTACCGAAATTATCGGTTTGGCTTGTAGGAAATTAACCTTAAAGCTTTTCAAATAAATAAGCAGATGGCTGACATTAAAAAAGGACAAATGCTTACAAGTTTTTGAGAACTGAGCGTTTATCCACTCTTACCACAAGTTATTAACAATTTCTGTGAATAAGTTTGTTTCCCAAAATTTATTGAAATTTTGACCTATCAATTTAAAAGCCTTCCTGCGGCCCTACGCGCCATTTTTAAATGTTGAGCTGCAACAACTGGATCAGCGTTAGAAATCGTCGCATATCGCGATAACATTGTTTGTGTGTCTTCGTAAGTAGGGTACATTAGCTTTGTCTGCTTTGTTTTATCCGTTAAATCCCAGTTTCCAATTAATGCAGAGTTTATATAAGCAACTAAATTATCGATCCTTTCAGAGCCGTTAGAATTTTTTCGCATGGCGTAATCAATTGCTTGCTCTGTCCTATCTTTTCCAAAGCGTCTTTCCCATTCTGGTTTTTGTTTTTCAATCTCATTTGAAATTTCTCTAACTGAAACAACGACGTCGTTGTTTACTAGAGATCTTTTATTAATTGGATCTGTATTTACTATATGTACGGGTTTCTGGGGATCTGGTTTTGCCAGATCTGGATTTTCCGTACTTTGGTTTTGTTCCAGATACGGGTTTTTAGTATCCTGGAAATCTGTAGGTATTTCGCAAGGGTTTTCTGTTTCATTTGCGCTTAAAGAATTAGAAATAGGGGTCTCATAAACATGGGTAATCCATCTAACAAATCTACCGTTTTCCTTTATGGCCTCAATTCTAATATAACCTTCATTTTTTAATTCTTTAATTAGAGAAGCTAACTTTTCTCTGCCAATTCCAAGCTCTTCTAACATCTTTTTCCTTAAAAATACCCAGGTGTCTGGCTTAGATAGGCAATAGCCTAATAAGCCTTTGGCCGCCAAAGATAAGTTAGAATTATAAAATATCTTTTTATTAATTATTGCGTATGGGTTTTCTTTATCGTGATGAGTTCTAAAAATGGTTTGGGTTTTTTCATTATCTAAGTATGACATATAACATTCTCCTTAAAATAAAAAGCCAATTCGCTATTGACTTTGTTTATGAAATCCTCCATGATTCCATCTATCGAGCGAAACGATGGATCAGATAGATCATGAAGAACCCCAGGGGTAACTCTGGGGTTTTTCTTTTATAGCACATACACATTTTTTACCAAAATTTTTTTTGAATTTAAATAAGTTGACTTTCAGCGGAAATAAGAACTAAAAATAAGCTGTGTTCATTGTTATTATGTAACTCCTATGGATGGGTAGCCCTGGGTAACTAGGGCTGAAATCCTTAAGATTTAATTATTTTCTGTTTCTTTAAAATATAAACCCTTTATACCGTTAATTTCCCTTATTTCAAATGCCGTATTAAAAAATTCTTCGTTAGGATCTTTTTCTTCTAAAAATTCAAAGCATTTTTTTCTTAACTTTAAAGTTAAGAGAGCATATTGAGGCAACCTTTTAATATTAGAAGGGCTAAATAAAATAAATTCACTTTTTATAATTGCTGAATATATTATAGCGCTTAAATCTTTTTGATCTTCAAAAGTTTTGAAATTAGTTTTCATTTTGTTTTCCTATAATAACTGGTAATTTATCTTTTTTGTTATTTGTGCTCATACGAATTATATAGCTATAAAAATATTTTAATAATTCTTTCATTGTTACTTCTGGATTATCATTAATTGGATATTCAATATTGTAAGGGCCAAATTTTAAAACGGGAATGCCATTTTTATTTTCAACGTTTGATATTATCAGCAATTCAATTATTTCATCCTTTGAAAGTCGTTTCATTTTAATTTCCACATAGAAACCCAAACCAAGAACAAAGCCAGCAAGTTAAACAAACCTCTTGAATCAATAAAAATGCTATACAGTAAAAAGTGGTAATGAGAACTAAAATTTCTAATTTAGAAAGCATAAGACATCGGGTTTATTTCTGTTGCTTTAGGTAAAATGTCTACGTTTTGAAATATATTTCCCAAAACAATAGAAAAAGAATTTTCAATTTTATCTCCTAAAATGTATTCAACATAAGTAATAATAAATCTAGAATATTCATTATCCCATTTAATCACGCCTTTAGAACCCCTAAATTCTAAGATATCACCTTCATATATCTTGTTGCCGTTTTTGTCATAAAGGCCAGTAAATTGGGTTAAAATAACCTGATTTATTGAAAAAACATCCCCCTGTTGAGAATAAATGTGCCAATGTTTAGTATTTATTTGTTCCATTGTTAAAACTGAATACATTCTTTTTTCTTCAATGCACCAAGCCCTAAACTCTATTTCTCTCATTTTTTAATCCTCGGCATTATGTGCATATTCTTAATATCTAAATGTGGATAGCCTTCTTCTGGAACAACAAAGTTTAAATCAAACATAAATCTAACCCATTCGTTTTTATGGAATGTTATAATCTCTGCTGGCGTTCTTTGTTTTTCGTCGGCTGGGTTTGGCCTTTGTTTAAAAGCAGTAATGAAACACATTATAAGTTTGTCTTCTAAGCTTGCGTTTTCATAAGTTAAACCTTCCATGTTATATACTCCTAACTTTTTAATCTTCGTTTAAATAAGTCTTAATTTGCTTTGTTAGCCAAAGTTTAAAGGTAATGTGCTCGTCAACCAAGCGCTTTTTTAATTCTCGCGCTAAAGATGGCGTGATTTCGGCATATAACCCAATAAAATGACCCCTCATAATTTCGTTTAATGCTTTCTTTTTTCTTTCTGTGTCTTTAGTTTTTAATTTTGGTTTTAAGCTCATAACAAAAACTCCTCAAATATTTCATCAATGATAGCCGAGATTTCCATCGATGCCGGATTAGTTCCAACCGTAGAATTAAATACCGTTTGGCCTATAGATGCTGTCGTTGGGTATACCACAAATTGAGTGGTGTGGCTTTTAAATACTGGCAATCCATATTCTTTAATGCTGTCCGAAACTTCTTTACTTAGCTTACTATTTTTAATGGCGCGGCTAATGATAAATGCAGCATGAGGCATTTCGTTGTTAATTTCTTTCCTGGCTTTGATTAGCTCCACTAGGTTAGAAGATGCCCAAACATCATAAGGCGATGGCTGTACGGGTATTAAAACAATATCAGAGGCCCTAATAGCTGCGGCAGATAAGCGCGTAAGTTGGGGCGCACCATCAATGATAATAAAGTCAAAGCCCTCTTTGATGGCTTTTATGTCCTTTGCAATGGTTTCCCGGTCTAGTCCTATAACTGGTAATAACTGGCCTTGATTCTCCTCGTTCCAATCCCGAGAGGACCCTTGCGGATCGTTATCTACTAGCAAGACACTAAATCCCCTTAGCTTCAGCCCGTGTGCCACATTGGTAGCAAGGGTAGTTTTTCCTGCCCCTCCTTTTTCTTGCAAAAAAGAAATAACAATAGGTTTTTCAATATGTTGAGGAATATCTATTTTCATATGTGCATATTCTAATAGATTCATATGAAAATATCTACATAGATTCATATGTAGGTGAATATTCATTGTTTTAATTTTTATGCTAAGATAGGGCAGAATTAATAGTTATTTAACTTGAATCTTTTAGGGGTGTAGTATGAAAGATGATCCAGCATTAAAAAAAATAGAGCAAATTCAATACCGGGTTGAATCACTAGCAAAAGAATTAGATTTGTTAAAATCTAAACTTAAATATGAAGAAGAGTTTAATAAAAACTTATCCCTTAAGATCCAAGCATTCGAACAAGACTTATTATTCTTACAAGAGATGAATAAATCCTAACTTGTAAAAATTTTGCCTTTATCCTATATATTAATAATGAAAAATTCTAAGGACGGAAGTTTCATTTTAATAAAAATATCGGTCGTGATGGTCGCATTATTAGCCATCCTAAACCTTTGTACCGACAATAGAATGGCAGCAAAGGCATTATTTTTAGAAACCAATGCTGCGCGCCATGGAGAGCTAAAAGCGAAGGCGCGTAGTAAGAAGTAGCCGCAGCATTTTCTGTGAAGCGAAGCGATCATGGAAAATATGCGAAGTGGCGTAAAGCCATTGAGAACGAGTGCGCAGAGCGCTTCTCGATTCGCGGGGCGGCTGAGGGCGGTGCTTGACACCGCATACTTGTGCCGTTGTCTGTTTGAGGGCGCTGATTGGTTGACTTGGATGTCCCAATCGCGCTTACCGAAAACCGGCACACGCTGGAGAATAAATGAACGAAATCAATACTAAGCTTTTTGAAGATTTAAGACTTTCCGTATACATCGATAATACAGGCCATAAAACTATTGGTTACGGACATGACTTAGATACCCAGGATGGTAAATCTATAATCGAAAACCAACACCTTAATTATGATGCCATTTGTAATGGCTCATTATGTATTTCAGAAGAAGAGGCAGATAAAATTTATGACCAAGACATGGCTATAGCGAAAGAAGATGCCATATCGCTCGTGCCAGAACTATTATCGATGCCTCAGGTGGTTCAAGAAATACTTTGCGATTTGTCATTTAATATGGGTAAAACTCGGCTGTCTGGATTTAAAAGGGCAATCGCGGCTTTTAATAATTGGGATTGGAAAAGTGCCGCCGATGAACTTTATGATAGTAATTGGTATGAAGAAACCGGAAGAAGGGCAGAGATCATAGTTGATACTTTAGATGAGTTGGCCGACGGATCTTAAATTATTTTTTAATTCCTTCAACTTCTTCTATTTCGTCTAAGGGTATACCAGTTTGATTGGAGAATATTTTAATCGCCAAAAGAGTAATTTTACTATTCTTGTCGATGATCCCAAAATAGCTTAATGCCAAAAAAATAAAAGAAAAGAAAGCGGCACCCACTGAAATAACAGAAAACAACCCAATGACGTTTAGCTTACTAATAATCTGGATTAGATTCATTATGGTTTGGAATATAATATGTTTTAACGTGAGAGCATATGCAACCGTCATTTTGACGAGATATATAAACCTTGGTTGCAATCCCACCCAAAACAAAAAAAACGAAACAAACAATAACTAAAACCATTTTTTCCAAAATCTGTAAGCTAAACATCTCAAGCACTCCTTACATACAGCCTTTCTTTTTTCCTTCCTTCTTTTTTCCGTCTTTTTTCTTCACGCCTTTTTTAACTGCCATTTTAATGTCTCCTTTTCTAACTGATCACTAGGGTTAAAGTTCCAGTATTCCTTAAAAAAATATCTGGATCCTTCAATAGTATAGGTACAATTTTCCGGAATGTTAATAGCTCTACCACATTCAGAAATATCTTGTGAAAAATTAATTGATTTCTCGTATCTTGATCGCCAGTTTTCCATTTTTAACCACCTCTTTCCGCTCTATAAAAATTTTATCAATTTGATAATCATTCAAAAAAAGCTTGCCGGATTGTAAAGAATCTAGCGTTACTTTCAAAAGGTTGTCTAAATCTCTTTGACGTTTATCGGGTGGGAAGGCTGAAATTTCTAATTCTAATTTACCAAAATAAGGGGTTTTAATTTTGTAAATAAAAAAAATCAGCTCTTTAATGTTAAATTTATAAAGTCTTGCTTCCTTAGAAACAATGGTTCGCCCCCTAATGTTTCGCCAATAGCGATTAGAAGAGGGCGGCCACGGAATTTCTAATTCTAGCATTATTGAACGGTATCAGGCACCGGCTCAGCGTTCCCCTCAATCGGTGGCCTAGCTTGCTGCGCTTGAGATAAAAGCCACTTGGCTTCCTCTAGCCTTCCTACTAAAGCATTATGTTGAGCTACCGATTCATTTACCGCTTGCGTTAAATGCTCTATCCTGATTTCTAATTCCCCTTTATCCATTTTTTTTGACTCCTTAGGTTCTGTTTAAGAAAAGGGCGCCCAAAGGCGCCCCCAATTATTAAGTAATAGGTACAATAGAATACCATAAATACCAGTTAGCAGTTGCCCCCGTTCCGGTAGCAAAAGCCGCAGAAGCATTTGTTATGCAAACCGCAGCGTTTCCAGCACTTGAGGTTACAATTGAGGCAACGTTAGCGCCCCCAACAAATGTAGATTGGTTAGCAGCAAACGTAGTTAAAAAGGAAGCAGGTATTGCAGTAGAGGAGGTTGCATAGTTGGTGCCATGGCCTGTATTACCATAAGTTAAATAAATAGCCCCTCCGTTTGTGAACGCAGCCGATCCGTAAATCCCTTCAAGCCCAAAAGCATGAATTACAACTTGTAAATTAGCACCAGGTGCCGGTACTAATTCAACGCCAGTCGTATACATATTTTGTAGGTTGCTTAAAGTTAAAGTACCTTTGGCATATCGAACTAAGGTATTTGAGTAGGAATTTGTAGCGGCTCCGTTTGAGCTCATTGGCACCGCAATTGTAGTGGCATCCGCATTAGCAGAAGCATCAGCGGCTGGAACAGTAAAGCCAGAATCAATTATTTGGCCTGTCGTTCCAGAAGCTTTAACAAAGTTACCACTAACGGTAGCGCCCGTTGTAACCGCAATATTCCCGGTAGCAGCACCAGGATCTGCTAACGTATAAACTGTATTTTGTGCTAATCCGCTTGCGTTACTTAAAGTCGCGGTATGGTTTCCAGCATTGTTTACGGCTGCAATAATTAAAGAGCCATTGGCGGCAGTTCCAGGGAAAGAAGTTAAAGTTCCGGCATGTCCTGAGGAACCCGCGGTTATATTTCCTGCTGATGCGGTGATTGTTCCGGCAGTAACGGTTAAATTTCCAACTGCTAAAGCTAAGTTACCGGTAGCAATCGTTTGGGTGCCAGCGCTATCTAATAATAAGAATTTAGTAGCAGCAGTTCCAGGATCAGGTACGGTAATTGTTGTAGCTTGTCCAAATGCAGCATTTTGAATAATGATCGCATAGTTACCACTATTGGGAATTGAATTAAGATTAAAAGAACCAGTGGTAGTAGTTGTAGGATATAGGGTTAATGTTCCAACTTGACCGCCAGTTGCTAAACCTGAAATTAAAGCGCCAGCCGTAACAGCTAAACTACCCGAAGTAATATTTTGAGTTCCAGCCCCCGTTAAAGCTGAAAGTATAAAATTAGCAGAAGCCGCGCCTGGATCTGGAATGGTAATAGTTGAAGCTTGGCCCATGGCAGCGTTAGTAACAATGGTAGAAGTATTACCGGTATTAGCCGTAGCCTGAACAATCAAATTACCTTTGGAGGCTGTAGCAGGATAAGAAATAAAATAACCTTGGGTACCGCTTTGGCCTGCTTGTACGTTCCCTAAGAAAGTGGCGCCCCCAGCTTGAGCGGGTTCAACCAAACTATAAACTTGGTTTGGAGAGATCCCCGTTATAGAAACTTGAAGCCATACAGGGCCCGTTGTGGTATTTACGGCAGCTAATTGTTGATTATTAAATGCGTATCCTTGGTGTGCTGCCTTGGTTAGATAGCCCGCAGTCGTAATAGTTGCTAAGCTATCATTAGTATTAATATAAATAAGTTGTGGTTCTATACCTTCAAAACCGGTAACGTCTGTAATAATAGAGAGAATGGCCATTTAAAACACTCCTTGTAAATTAAAGAATTCTTTTAGCCCTCGCTCCATGAGGACTTAACTAGCTCCCCTTAGTTTAGCAAAGATGGGGCTATCTGCCATGTTATATAGTTGCCTCTCCTGCTCAAAATAAATAAATATAGGGATGGCTGGCCCAAGGATACGGGGTAAGCGCTATTGGGTGATGACCTGACTACTTGATAGCGCTTCAGCCATATGATCATATGTTCATATGTAACTATTGACTATTGTATAACTTTGTAATACATTGTTTTACAAAATATGGAGGATATACAATGTTTGGCGTGAGATTACATCCAGTTATTAAAGAAAAGTTAGAGAAAATGGCCAAAGATAAAGAACGAAGCGCATCTTATTTGGTTAAGAAAGCAATTGCGGAAATGATTGAAAATCATGAAGATTATTTGGAGGCCGTAAAAGCTAGTGAGGATTATAAGAAAAATCCTAAATCTTATACAATAGAAGAGGTGATTAAAAAACATGGTTTGGAAAGTAAAGTTAAGCGTAAAAGCAGAAAAACAGCTTAAAAAATTGGGAAATGTTTTTAATTGGAGATTAAGATGATGATTAATGTTGATAGCTTAAAAATATATGATGATTTAAAGGCAACTGGAATACCTGATGCGCAAGCTCACGCACAAGCAAGAGCTATTGCCGATTCGGTTCAAGTAGCACCTAAAGATCTTCAGCAAATAAGAATAGATTTTAATAAGGAATCGCAAGATATAAGAAATGATTTTTCTAGCGTTATAGAAAAACTTGAGCTTAAAATGGATCTTCATTTTAAATATACTCATATAATTGGAGGAGGAATATTTTTATCTGTAATAATTAATATATTTGTTAATTGGTTGAAATAATGAATTACCTAAAATTTTAAAAGAAGAAGATATAGAGAAGTTAATAAAAGATAATAACGTTAAAAAATATTTCATCATAAATGTTCCATATGCAATTATCCGGTTAATTATTTTATAGACAGAAACCTGAAAAAATCTATTTTAATCCAGGATGTTATTGTAAGAGAGGATTTTATATAAAAACCACCTTAGAAGATTTAGCAAGATGGTATAACTTGCAAGATAATGATGAAGCGAGAAAAGAAATATTAACAAGATTTCAAGGGAAATCTAAATAATTTCGCATAATAACCATTATGTTAAATTTAGTGTAAATTGTAGTATAAGCTAAATAATTTGTGTAAAGTAAAAATCAAGTTGATATACACAAAAGTTATTATATAAAATATCTCTAAATTCACACCCTAATTAAATTCCACATATTCCTCAATTATATCGCCAAGTCGCTCCTGAATCGAGTACATAAAATCAAGCTCGTCTAAAAATATAGGGGCGTTAAATGCCCAGCCCCTTGATTTTCTAAACTTTTGAATTTGATCTAGTTTTTCTTTTAAATCCAAATGCAAACAAACTAAATGACTAAGAATTAGATCTGGTTCCATTTTTGGGTGACTCCTCATAAGCTAATTTTAATTGGTGGAGGTGTTTCAAAAATCTTTTTGTTCTGCTAATTTTTTCTTCTATTTCAAGATACCCTAAATTTTTAGGATAATAAGATATAAAAAGGTTGGCTCGTTGCTGGTATAATTCCTGCAATTCTTTTTCTGATTGTGAAATAACGAGATTTATATCGCGTAATTCAGACATTTTATCTAGTAAATCCTTTTACTATTTGTGGACAATTATTATAATCTCCCCTTCATTTTATTTCAATAACTAAGTTACATCTGCGTCAGCTTGCCAATGAATTCCATTTGCGTTACCCTGCGCACCTCCTGATGAAGTCGTATAATTAATATAGAAACCTTTAGCCGTTAAATTAGTTGAAGTTGTGGAAGTACAAGCGGTTGAATTTGTTAAATTATAAGCCTGAGCAGTTGCAGCACCTGGAGAATATAAAGTTAAAGTAGGAGATTGAAGCATTGGAACTTCAAAAGGTATAGTTTGAGAGTGAGCCGCCAAAGATGTACCAACCGGCTGAAAGAATGAACTCTCACCAGTACCAACGCCTGCATTTTGCACGGGTGCGGTTGCATAATTAAATGACTTTTGATAAAAGGGTAAACATAAATTTAATTGCTGTTGAAAACTTAATTGTTGAAATGCGCCAGCAGTTGTCGCTACTTCTATTTGAACATTATCTAAATCAAAGAAATCATTTGCACCTGCCGTACCGGTTGGTGTATAAGAAAACTGTATCATAAGCTGGGTTACAGATGAGCTTAGCGCGCTGCTACTATAACTAAAATTTTGAAAGCTAGTAGTTAATGCAACATTTTGATTGATTTCTGTATTGGCGCCAGTAAAAGTAGAAGTTAAACCAGATATATCAGAAGTACCAGTTCCAGAAATTAGCTGAACATTCATTTGGTTACTACCGCCTGAAAAGTTAGCGCCTCTTTTAGCACTAAATGAAATGGTAATTACGTTGCTGGCAGCGCCAATGCACATAGATCGCGTTAAACTTTGGCAATGATATATAACGGCGGTACCGCCGTTGGCATTTTGTCTTTGAACTCGGCAAAAATACGATCCGCTCGTAGTTCCTGCTTGCTGGGAAACAACTATAACGGTAGAAGCGCCTGCTTGTGATTGCCATCTATCAGCAGTATATTGGGTTGCAGCCCCCGTAATCGTGAAAGTAGCTGATCCGCCTGCCCCTCGCTGCCATATCTGAAAATCACCATTAATTAATCGATTATTAACTGTATTGTTTGCGGAAGCAATTGTAATAGAACCAGAACCGTTTGTAATAGTGACGTTTGCACCCGCAGTTAATGCTGCCGCACTCGGATCATTACCAGTACTTCCAATTAAAACCTGACCATTAGTTAAGTTAATGGTATTCATATTGCTAGAGCCTTCAGCAATTAAAATCCCATGTGCTGTTGGATTGCTAACGCCAGTACCGCCATAAGTAGGAGATATTGTAGTTGCCTGCCAAGTTCCAGTTGCAATAGTTCCAACCGTTGTAATACTAGATTGCCCAACATAAGTATTAGAAATAGCAATTGTTGGATTCCCTGCCACGCCAGAGCCATTGGTAACCGTAATTTGGTTTCCAGTTCCCGTTATGGTGACAGCGGTGTAGGTACCAGCACCGGTACGAACTAATATCCCGTTACTAGCTAATCCAGCTAATCCTTGTAATTCTGTTCCAAGCGTCAAGGTGATCGTGCCGCTTGTCGTAATCGGCGATCCTCCAACGGTTAATCCCGTTGATCCAGTGATAGCCACACTGGTGACGCTGCCAGCGCCAAAAGTTGCCCAGGTTGCGCCATCCGCCGTACCTTCAAAAACATTGGTTTGTGAATTAAATCTTGCAGTTCCTGCGCCCCCTGCTCTTGCTGCCGTATTGCCGCTTGGAAGTGTGACACCTGCGCTTCCTGG